GGAATGCTAAGTGTTTTGATTTTTGTCCATTTGTTGCTTTTCACCGGCATCTGAAAGACAGGCATCTTACGCACCTGCCTTTCCCGCGAGGATCAGAACTTGATTGCGACGTAGTCCACCTTGTCCAGCATGATGTTTCCGTCGTAGTAATTGCCGAGTAAGTCGAACGATGTCCCATTCCCCGTAAAATAAAAACGGTACGCATACACGCTCATTGACTGCTTGATACCAGAAGAAATACACGATGAACCTGCGATATATGCATATACTTCTCCGCTTTTTTCCCCGCTGAACAGGATCACGTCCGGCACAAATCCAAGCGAAATGGTTTGTGCACTTGACGAAAGGTATACCGTTCCTTTTGCCATTTTCATGGCTGGGATGATTGCCGGCACCTGAAACACTGGCATTACCCGCGCCCCCTCTCGGACGCATTGTGCAGGGTGCCGAAACTAAACTGTAACGGCCCCCCCCTGTTTCCATTTTCTGTTATTGTGCATGTTGCTGTACCTCACTTTCTGCCGTAAATTTTGATACTCACGGCATCCGAATTATCTAAGTTTACCCGGCGGAAATAAAACTGTGTGTGGCCCTCAATGCTTGCCGAATTCGGAGCTGCCGACGCGTTGATGTTACCGATAACCGCCGGAATCCCGTGGGTATACGCGCGTACAATTGCCTTGTAGTTATAACTTGTTGATGTCCCAAACAGCATGTTATCCGCAATAAGGGGAGAGCCTGTGCCAACGCCAAACTCAACGTACGGTTCTGCGGTGTAACTGGTACGCACATACTGCAACTCAAAGATAAGCTCGGTATATTTTGATGGGTCGAAGCTGCAAGGGACTATGCTATTATTACTGATACTCCCCGCCCAGAGTAAGGTTTCGCCCGTTTGAGCGCCGGCAGGCATCTGCAAAACTGCCATTTCAGGCACCTGCCTTTCCAGCGAGGGTCATGTGCCGATTGCCAGCCAAAACGCCCCTGTCGCATATCCCGAACTCACAGAGGCTGAAAAGGTTAAGCCTGACAGCTCCTTGACATACGCATATCCCGCTCCGACAGCCGTAACCTGGATCGACGACACGCTTGAAAATCCGTAGCCGGAGAGATTTACGGACCACGTCGGGATGATACCGTCTGGATTGGAAAGGTACCCGGAAGCCATCTTCGGTCCGCTGGTATGCACCGGGTTTTGCAGCACGCTCATGCTCTGCGCCCCCTCTCAGGGTTGTGCAAAGTGCCAGTCTTAGAGTGGGAGCGCCCCCCGTTTACAAATAATGGTTTTATGCATATTTCCTCCTTATCTGCCGTACACGCTCACCGTATAGCGCGTGGTGCTGGTGCCAAAAGCTGCAAACCGCGTCACAGACTTCAAATCCAAATTTCCAGCGGCGGGCGGGGCGTAGGCCGCGACGCTGGATAATATGTATCTTGGCGGACTTACTGGGATGATTACGCTGTTTCGGAAGTTTATACTCATGTAATTCTGGTCGATTGAGAAAATTTTTGTCAAGTCGGTCGATCCGCTCGACCCGGCGAAAAGGGCGAAGTTTGAGTAGTTTGATGCTGCACTTTCCACCAAAAACAGGAGCTCTCGATAGTTTCTGTGCCCGGACATCTCGAAATCGTGATAATTTGAGTTGCTTGGGATTGTATAGCTCTCCGTCTGGATTAACATCCACTCCCTGCTTGGGGCGCCCATCTGTTCAACCGCCATAAAATCACCTCCAAACCGTGTAACGCACGGGTATATTGATCGTCGGCTTTGCGCTCGCGTACATTGTGATCTGCCCCGCCGCCTGCAAAGCGTCGAGGCCGTAGTTGGCCGTCAGCGCCCACGCGGCCTTGATCGCCGACGCCGAGCTCGCGTCCTGCCCCGTGACGCAGTCGATGATCACCGTGTCCGTCGCCAGCAGGCCGGAGATCGCGAGGGCGTAGCTGTACGGCGCGGCGCTGCCGGACCAGCTCGACGTGCTCAGCGTCGCCGTGCCGGTGGAGATCGCGCACTTGTCCTTGATCGCCGCGTAGACGCCGCCGGAGGTGATCGGTGCCGCGCTGCCGGAGGTCGGCGTCGTCGACAGCGCCGTGACGCCCGTGCCGCCGCGCGTGACCGCCAGCGTGCCGCTCGTGATGTCGCCGGCCGCGTGACTGTGCGAGGCGGAGGCAAAGGCGTCGGACGAACAAAGCGCCGCCGTCCCGAGATCGGAGAGCCATTTGAGTATCTTGCCAAAGAGCACGGAGAGCTTTTCGCCCGTGGCCGGCAGCGTCCTCGTCGACGCCGCCTCAAAGGCCGCCGTCAGGTTGGAGGCGCTGCCGCCGCTCTCGTCGAGCTTTTTGGCGATGTCGTCCTCGTGCGATTTGAGTGTCGTGTCGATTTTGTCGTTGTTGGCGTTTGCGACGTCAATGTTGTAATAATCGGTACTCGCGGGCTTAGTGAGCCCGTAATTGGTGGTTGTAGTCGCCACTATTTGAGCGCCCCCTCTCTGAGTGTGCCGTGCGTCCAGGCGGCCAGCTGCGCGTGCGTGTAGGCTGCGAGCGCCGCGTGGGTGCGGTAGATGTAGATGTAAGTGTAGCTGAGATGTGCGGGCTTGATCTCGTCGAGGGCCGCGGTGAGATCGTCCATATTCGGCGGGATGCCGATGGTACCGACAAATTTAACCTCAAACCGGCTCTCCGCGTTATACTCAAGGATCGCGACGTCGCCGTTGGAAAAGCTCTCGGCAACGTTTTGGATCATGGCCGGCGTCGAGGTGCCGAAGCCGCGCAGCTTGGAGAGCACGCGCGTCCGGCGGAAGGGGTAGCTCTTGCCGGCGTCGGTCGCGAGGCCGAGCGCCGTCTCCCACTGCCGCAGGCCCCACGTCGCGGTGTCCACGTTGAGCTGGGCGAGCAGGTCGTCCCGCGCCGCGTCGAGGGCGTCCGTCCAGTGCTCAAAGGCGCCCTGCAGCTCCACGACCTCCGCGCTGTCCCGGTAGTAATCCGGCAAAAGGTCCAAAAGCTCGCTCATGTGATGCTCACCGTCCCCAGCACGGGCACCTCGTCGGCCCCGATCGTGATGTTTGCGGTCCCTCCGTTGAGGGTGAGGCCGCTGCAGTCCTGGACGCCGTCGATGTCGAGCAGCAGCGCCGCAATGCGGTTGTAGATCAGCGTGTACTTGACAAAGCTGATGCTCTTGAGGTAGCTGCTCAAAGCGCTCACAAAGGCCGCCTGCACGGCGCTGACGGTCGTGGACGAATCTATCGTCACGCTGCCGGAGACGCTCACAGCGAGCGCCGTGGCGCTCCTGACGGTCACGGTCGCGCCGATCGGCCGCGCCGCCTCGATGGCTGCCGCGCACTTGGAGACGATCGTGTCGTCGATCGGCTGCATGCTGTCGCCGACGAGCAGCACCTTGACGGTGCCGTTGCCGTTCCATAGCGGGTAGACCTTCGCGGCCCCTACGCCGGAAACGGAGAGCGCCCACTGCTTGTAGTGCGCCGCGTTGCCGCTGGTCGCCGGGTTTTGCAGAAAATCGTAAAAGCGGAGGCAGAGCGCCGCGTCGGTCTCCTCGTCGGTGCCGCCCGTGGCCGCTGCCGCGTTGGTTACGCTCTCAAGCCCGCTCAGACTCTCAAGCTGGCCGGTGATGGTCCCGGTGGCGACGTTGTAGCTTGCGCCGACCGCCGCCGCCGTGGCCGCGCAGGCCGTCGCCGTGCTGCCGAGCGTGACGGCGCTGTCCGTCACAAATTCGAGGCCCGCCGGCGTGGCAAAGATCTTGCCCGCCGGCACGGCAACGCCCGCGGTGCCCGTGAGCGAGAGCGTCACGGCGGCCTTGATGCCGGCCTTGCGCGTGAGTCCGTACTCCCCCGCGCGCTTGTCGATGTACGCGCCGCTCGTCTCGTCGATGTAGGCGATCGGCACAACGGCGTCGAGGCTCTGCAGCGTCTCCCACACGCGGTAGCTCACCGCTGCGGCCATGTCGTTTGCAAAGCTCCCCTCGCGTGTGTCCAGACTGGACCCCATGCGCGAGAGGATGTCCGTTTTGATCTGTTCCGGGGTAACGTCCTCAAACATTGAGCGTCTCCTCTCCATAGATGGTGACGAGCCTGCAGCTGATCGTGAGCAGGCCGTCCGCAAAGTCTGTCGTGACGTCGGTGACGTCGCTGATATACGGGTTGATGAGCAGGCACTCGCGCACGCAGCGCGCGGCCTCGCTCTCCTTGAGCTCCTCGGTGTAAGCCTGGCCGATGAGGCTCCGCGCCTCGCAGCCGTAGTCCCAGGTGTAGACGGGCCAGCGGAACCGCTCGGTGTGCAGCGCCTTCCAGGCCCACACGGCCACGGCCTCGCGCCCGGTCACCTCGACCGGCACGCCGCCGGAAAAGACCGGCACATTTCTGGCAAAGTCCCACTTGATTTCTCGGGCCAGCGGCAGCGTCGTTTCCGCCGTCACCGCCTCCGGCTGCAGGAAGGGAAAAATATCTGCCATCGTCACACCACCCTGCACAAAACGAGAAAGATCTGGTCGTCCTCGCTGTAGGTGAGGAGCGCGTCGCCGCGCTTGAGCGGCTCCGGCGTGATGCCGACGTCAGCCGTAAAACTGCCGCTGTCGAAACTAAAAGCGCTCGGCACGCTTGATTCGCGTAAAACGCCAAGCGGATTGGTAACGGCAGCCTTTTCCGACCTGTGCAGCAGCAGCGCGTTCCAGCGCAGCTCGGTAATGCCTACCGGCAGGCCGCCGATGTCGAGCGTCAGCGGATTGGCGCTGGTGACGGTCGCGATCCGCAGCTTCCCGGCCGCGGGCGTGCCGCCCATCATGCCGGCGAGCGTACTGTAAGGGTTATCTTCCATGGTCGCCTCCTATTTCGCGCTGCCGCTCTCCGTCTCATCCATGAGATTGCGGTAGTTGAGCACGAGCTTGTTGTAATACTGGCCGTTTTTCCAGGTGTGCGAATCCTCGTCGATCCAGAACAGGCCCGAGAGCCCCGTGTAGCTGTCCCGGACGATCACGCTGCCGCCGGTCGTGCAGCGCACGTCGCCGAGGCTGTTGACGGTGATCTTGTGATCGATGCCGTTGTCCCGCAGCGTTTTCGCGGCCTTTTTGGCGGCGTCCTCGTCGTCGGACTTTTTGAGGTAGCTCTGCATCTTGCCAAATGCCTTGATCAGCGCGTCGTCCTTCACGGTCTGCAAAAGCTTGTCGTCTTTGTCGTAGATGTTGACGGCGTTGATGAGGCTCTCAACGCTCTCGGAGACGGTCGCGTCCATGAGGTTCCGCCCGCCCTCGATGATGATGTCCGAGCTGGTGCCGCTGCGCTCCCGGACGCAGAGCTTGCCGCCCTCAAAGCGCTGCTGGTACACCTTGCTGTTTTGCTGCGAGGCAAGTGTGTACATCGTCTCGATGATGCTGTAGAGGTCGACGCCGAGAAAATTGCGCGTGAGCTTGATGCCGGTCGCCGCGAGCGAGCCGACGGGGATGCCGAAGTCGGCGCAGACGCGCGCCGTCGCGGCCTCGGCCGTCGTGCC